GTAAAATTTAGAGATTTATTCCCAATATCATTATCATCACTAGAATTTACTGCCACCGAAAACGATTATACATACTTTACAGCTACTGCAACATTTAAGTATCTGTTCTATACGATTGAAGTTGACAATTAATTTATGAATCTTGAAACTATACAAAGTATGTGGTCGAAAGACGCACAGATTGATCAAGACAATTTACATGACGAGGCAGCAAAGATACCATCTCTTCATGCAAAGTATTTTGACCTGTATAATAATATAAAATTACTTAGAGAAAGATCTTTAACGGTAGATAATAAGGTTCGTTTAGAAAGATGGAATTATTACTCAGGAAAATCCGACCCTGAAGTGTATCAGGCCGAACCATTTCCGTATAAAGTTAGAGAGAAAGATGCAATAAAAAGATATATGGATGCTGATGAGAAGGTACAGCAGTCTACTTTAAAAATTAGATACTATGATGTAATGCTTACCTATCTTGAAGATATAATTAAACAGGTAGGGAACAGAAGTTATCAGTTAAAAAATATTATTGATTGGCACAACTTCCGATCTGGATAGTCATGAGCAAACTTGTTATCTCCAAAAAGAATGAGGTCTTCCTAAAGATCCAGTCTGAACCACATGTGTATCAAGAACTGTCAGATCATTTTTCATTTGACATAGAAGGAGCACAATACATGAAGCAGTATCGGAAACGATATTGGGATGGTAAAATTCGTTTGTTCTCAACTCATACTAGAGAGTTGTATGTTGGGTTGTTGGATAAATTAGTTTCGTTCTGTGATAGACATGGATATGAATATGAATTTATTGATAGTAAATTTTTTGGTACTCCTTATGAAGAGAATGAACTAATATCAATGGAAGGTGTTAAAGAATATATTACTCGGATATCAAGTCATCGCCCAAGGAAATACCAAGTGGAGGGAGTATACGATGCTCTAAGACACAATAGAAGGTTAGTGATATCGCCCACTGCCTCTGGCAAGTCTTTGATGATTTACTCAGTAGTTCGTTACTTTGCAGAACGAAAGAAAAATATTCTGATAGTTGTTCCAACGACATCTCTGGTAGAGCAGATGCATAAAGACTTCTCGGAATATGGGTGGGATGCTGATTCATATTGTCAAAGGATATATGCAGGAAGAGATAAAGAACCTAGTGCTCCAGTTGTTATTACTACCTGGCAATCTATCTATAAACTAGAGAAGAAGTACTTTGAAAGGTTTGAAGTTGTGATAGGAGATGAAGCACACTTGTTCAAGGCAAAATCATTGACACAAATCATGACAAAACTTCATTTAGCGAAATATAGATTTGGTTTCACTGGAACACTTAGTGGTACACAAACACATAAGTGGGTACTTGAAGGCTTGTTTGGTCCTTCTTACAAGGTAGTCCGTACTGATGAGTTAATGGACAAAGGTTATCTTGCAAGATTGCAAGCAAAAATTCTTTTGTTAAAACATGATGAGATAAAATTTTCTAACTATCAAGATGAGATAGATTATTTGATTAGTAATGATCGTAGAAATAATTTCATTAAAAATCTAGCATTAGATCTAAAAGGAAACACTTTAATTCTTTTTGCTAGGGTAGAAAACCACGGACAAATACTTTTTGATAAGATAAATAATGACAAGGAAGAAAACCAAAAAGTTTTTTTCATACACGGAGGTGTAGATGTTGAAGAAAGGGAAGAAGTTCGTGAAATTGCAGAGACGGAAAGCAATGCAGTCATCGTTGCCTCTTACGGCACCTTCTCAACTGGAATTAACATTAGGAACCTTCACAATGTTATCTTTGCCTCACCGTCAAAATCAAGGATAAGAAACCTACAATCAATTGGTAGGGTTCTCCGTAAAGGACAAAACAAATTTAGTGCAACTCTATATGATATAGCAGATGATTGCACTCATTTATCAAATAGAAATTACACATTGAATCATCTCATCGAAAGAATCAAAATCTATAAAGAAGAAAATTTTAACTATGATATGATAACTATTAACTTTAGGAGTAAGTCATGATAGAAACCGAAGAAGACTTTTATAGCACTATTAAACTAGTTACTGGGGAAGAAGTATTTGCCATAGTAAGTACTGATCCTGAAACTCCTGAGACATTAATCCTTCAAGACCCAGTTGTAATACAAGTTATTCACGGAGCAAGAGGTTCGTTTGTAAGAGTAGAACCTTGGTTACACATACCTAATGATGATTTTTATTTTATAAATTTCAACAAAGTTGTTACAATGACTGAGATAGATGAAGATCACGATATGATCGAATACTATCTAAACTATTTGACAGAGAAATTAGAACAGAAGTATGGTCCTATATTTAAAAATGGTAAAAAAATTCGTCCCTCGGAAAAAATGGGGTACAAAGGAACTGTTAAAGATGCTAAGAAAAAATTAGAAAATATATTTGCTCTAGATGCTCAAGAAAATAAGTCAGTAGGAATAGCAACAGATACTTAAATACAATCCTTCTGAACTTTGACAAAGTTATTGTAAACGGTATTTGAACTTTTGTCAAGCTGTGCTATAATATCCTTATACAGATAAGAACTATGCCACGCAAAAGATCGGATCATTATGTCAATAATAAAGAACTTCTAGAGGCAATGGTAGTCTATAGAAATAAGTGTGCTATTGCAAAAGAGAAAGGTATAGATCCACCATTGATCAGTAATTACTTGGGTGATTGTTTTTTAAAGATCGCAACTCATTTGTCGTATAAACCGAACTTTGTAAACTATATGTTTAGAGAAGACATGATTGGTGACGGTATAGAGAATTGTGTCCAATACATCCATAATTTCAATCCAGAGAAGTCAAAGAATCCTTTTGCATACTTTACACAGATTATCTATTACGCTTTCCTGAGACGCATACAGAAGGAGAAGAAGCAGTTGGAGATAAAGACTAAGATTATAGAAAGGACTGGGTACGATCAGGTCATGGTTGTAGAAGAGGGTGCAGGAGGTAGTGCTTCAGACTATAATACTATTAAAGATAACATCCAGTATAGAAATAACAATAGATGAGAGACTTAGTTTTGTTTGGGGATTGTTTAGATACCCTAAAAGAATTTGATGAGAAACCTAGGATGTGTGTTACATCTCCTCCTTACTATGGTCTAAGAGACTATGGTGGCGAGGGCGATCAGATAGGATTGGAATCAACTCCAGAAGAGTACATTCAAAAACTAGTAGAGATATTTCGAGAGGTAAGAAATATTTTAACAGATGACGGTACACTGTGGTTGAACATAGGAGATTCATACTACAACTACAGACCTGGTACTGGAGGATTACCTAAACAAACTGTTAGTAGAACTAATCAAGATTTACCAGAGAATTGTAATAGAAGAGCAAATAAACTAAAAGGACTAAAAGAGAAAGATCTTATTGGCATTCCTTGGATGCTTGCATTTGCATTAAGAGCAGATGGATGGTATCTTAGACAAGACATCATTTGGCACAAACCTAATCCAATGCCAGAAAGTATGAAGGATAGATGTACAAAATCACATGAATACATTTTCCTTTTAAGCAAGAACAAAAAGTATTTTTATGACAATGAAGCAATTAAAGAACCAGCAAAAGATTGGGGTACCAGAGATCGTACTAAAGGTAAGTATCATAATCCTGGCACTGGCTTGGTTCCCCATAGTGGGTTGGCAAAGTCTTACCCTACAAAAAATAAGCGGTCTGTTTGCTCAATAACTAACAAACCATATAAAGGAGCACACTTTGCTGTATTCCCACCTGACTTAATCGAACCTTGTATCAAAGCAGGGAGTGAGAAAGGTGATCTTGTTCTTGATCCATTCATGGGATCTGGAACCACTGCTATGGTTGCTAAGAAACTAGGTAGAGACTACATTGGTTGTGAACTACATGAGGGTTATGGTAATCTAATAGAAGATAGAGTTAATTCTAGACAAGGTACATTGGAGAGTTTTTTATGAAGATAGCAATTATAACTGATCAGCATTTTGGTGCTAGAAAAGGTAGTGTATTATTCCATGAGTATTTTCAAAAATTTTATGAAGACATTTTTTTCCCTGCGATTGCTAGAGAAGGCATCACAACTCTTATCGATATGGGAGACACTTTCGACAATAGGAGGAACATTGATCTCTGGTCTCTCAAATGGGCTAAAGAAAATTACTTCGATAGGTTGCGAGATATGGGAGTTGCTGTATACTCTATTGTTGGGAATCACACTGCGTACTACAAAAATAACAACACAGTTAACACAATTGATTTACTTTTACGAGAGTATAATAATATTGTTACTATCAGAGACTTTGCTGAATATACAATTGGAGGTACCAAGTTTGCATTTCTCGCTTGGATAAACAAAGAGAATGAAAAAGCAATGACTAAAAAGATCAAAGCATCTAAAGCAAAAGTTGCTTGTGGTCATCTAGAGTTGAATGGTTTTTCTCCATACAAAGGATTTGAACAAACAAGAGGACAGGATATAGAACACTTACAGAAATTTGATAGAGTCTTTAGTGGACATTATCATACTCGTAGTAATGATGGTCAGGTATTTTATCTTGGTAATCCGTATGAAATGTATTGGAATGATGTGGAAGATGATAGAGGATTTCATTTCTTTGATACTGAAACTTATGAGTTAGAACCAGTTAATAATCCTTATCGTATGTTTTATAATGTTTATTATAACGATACACCATACCAAACATTTGATAGTAGAGAACTAGAAGGAAAGATAGTGAAAGTAATTGTTCAGACTAAAACGGATCCAAAATCATTTGAAAGGTTTATCGATAAGATTCAATCTTCTAATGTTGAAGAATTAAAAATTGTTGAAAACTTTGACTATAATAATGGTTGGTTGCATGGTGATGATGATGTGGATATTAGTGAGGAAAATACTTTATCAATATTAAATACATACATTGATGAGTCTGAAGATCCTTTAGATAAATCCAGAGCAAAGGATATGTTTAAAACATTATATGCTAAAGCCTCAGAAGTTGAGTAATGTATTTGCTAACATCAGAATTACAAACAAAAGAGGGTGCTTATGCTGTAAAGGATAAGTCTGGAGATAAGGTCTTATTCATTTTTGAAAAAGAAGATGATGCAGAAAGATACTCATCCCAGTTGCTTTCGGATCATGGAGTCCACATGCAAGTTATAGAAATTGATGAGGCTATTGCAATTTCTGCTTGTGAGAGGTATAATTATAAGTACACTGTAATTACACCTAACGATATCGTTGTACCACCACCACTAGAGGATGATAAAATTTGAGAAAGTTCGTTGGAAAAATTTCCTGAGTACAGGAGACCAATGGACTAATATACAACTTGATAAGACTGGAACCACTCTCGTGGTAGGAGCAAATGGTGCAGGAAAATCTACTCTACTAGATGCCCTGTGTTTTGTTTTGTTTAATAAACCTTATAGAAGAATTACTAAACTT